ACACGTCCGCCCTACCCCGGCAGCAACGGACTGGAAGGGCCGCTACACATGGGAGACGGTGCGCCGCCGAATGGACATGACGCGAGGCGTGCGCTTGCCGGAGGAGCTGTGCCGAGCGGCTGGCAAGGCGATCACCCCGAACCCGGAATATTGGGAATGGATGATGGGCTGGCCGATTGGCGTAACCGCATTAAAGCCCTTGGCAATGGCCAGGTTCCACGAGTGGCAGCAACAGCATGGCGGATTCTGAGCGAGAGGGCAGCGTGATGCGCAAAACGAGTAATTCGAACCTGTCCGGCGCAATGCGGTTATTGGCGGCATCAATCAAAAGCGACGACGGCGTGGCCAATGCGGCGATTTACGAGGCGGCGCAGCGGCTTGATGATCTGGCGGCGATCGCGCTCGAAATGCTGTCCATGCTGCCGCACCGGACGGCCATGCCAGAGGGCTGCCCGACGTGCGCAATCAAGGCGCGGCTGGCCGAAATGGGGATTGAGGCGTAATTAAACCGGCCGCGCGATCGCGGAACCACACAGGAGACTACAGCATGGAAAATTTCATCCAACCCAAAATAACCGGCTATCGTCAGTTGAACGAAGCAGAGGCGGCTCTGATGAACGAAATAAAAGCGAAGGGTATTGAGCTTGGCGATCTTGTCGAGAAGCTGCGGGGAACAGATGGTATTGATCAGAGGTGGACGAGCATCGGATCGACCGACCTGCAAACCGGCTTGATGGCTCTCTCGCGCGCAGTTGCCAGGCCGACGACGTTCTAAAAGTGATGTGCGGCGAATTTCCGTGCAGCAATTCCTCCTGCACGTACAGCGAGGGGCATAGAAGGCGATGCGAGGCGCGAACCGTTGGGCGGTGGCCAAAGCACGAAAGAAACGCCTTCTACGCGCTTGTACGCAAGGCGCGCGGCGATGCGGCGGCATTGCAGTTGGTGGCGGACGTTTCTGATGAGTGGAAGAAATCGCAATGACACAAGATCAGATCGAAGAATTTGTCGAGCGGGCGGCGATTATCGAAGAAGGATGCCAACTCGACAAAGAAAAAGCCGAGCGCCTGGCGGCGATTTATATGGGCCTCGATTACGACGACGTTGCCGAGTTTTTGCAGGGAACGAAAAATGCAGAATCTTGAGCGGTGGGAATTCGGCGACCCCAAGAAGGTCGCTATGCGAAGGGAAGAAAAATCATGCAAGGGATGCCAGTCAATCGAAACGGTCAATCTGTTCGGGGAGACTCAAACGATATGCGACGATGGCCAGCCGAAAGAGCGCCGATGCCGGAAATACAAATTGGCAGTGGTCAGCATCCTATGACCGAGCAGCAGGCAGATGCCATCGACGGAATGTTGATCGAGTGGGCGAACTGGTCGCGAGGTTATCGGATGCGCATCGGATACCCGCAGAAGTCGCCAGGATTTGAGCCTGGCGGCGGCGCGGTCACCGCGGAGTCTTCGGAGCATCAGTACTACGACGTGCTGGCAGATCGTTGCAAGATTGTCGATCGCTGCATTGACGACCTGCCTACGCCGGAGCAGCGGGCTGCGATTCACCGGCGCTATCTGTCGGCTGTGTATAGGATGCGAGACTACGAGCTGGCTCTGGCCGAGGCGATGGAAGCTCTGCTGGTGGCGTTTCGCCGGAAGGGGGTACTGTGGGGGTGAGCGTAGAAGTAATGCGACTGCTGCGCAAGATCGACAGCCGTGACAGGAAAATAGCCGGTCTTCGGCGACGAGTGGAACAGCTTGAAACGGCTATTGCGAATCACGAAATCAACGTGCGTCGTATGCCTATCGATGTCACTAGGGCGGTGCAAGAAGCTCTGTGCAACGTGCGGATGATCCCGGTTCTTGGCGTCGGATCGTCGGCAAGAATCGTTGAGATTAAGGCGTCAGATGCTTAGTTGTGGTTTTGGCGATGAAACGAAACAGCCGCCCGTAGGCGGCTGATTGTGCTCGGAGACAGCGGTTATTCGCGGAACGCCACCCACGCGAACTCCCAATCGTCTGGGCTTTCGCTCACCGGAGAGCCCTTTGTCGCCGGGTTTGCGACGCGCTTTTTAAGGCGCATGACGATCGCCTGGTCGCCGTCGGCGAAGGTCGTCTCGACGCGGGACATGGGGATTCTGACGCCGGTCCATGTCTCGATAAGGTCGACGTTCTGCGGATACCCGATGCACGAGCACCAGCCGGACGCGTCGCCCTGGACGACGGTAGCGAGATCGCCGACCGTCGCCGGCGAGTAGGTGTAGGTGCCGAAATTTCCCGCAGGCATTACGGCACTGTTCATGAGGAAGATCATCGTCTCAATCTCCGTAGATAATGCTGCTTGCGACCGTGCGCGCGGCGTCGGTCAGGAATTGACCGACCGGCCGGCCGGTCATCTTCGCGCAGTCCATCGCGCACCTGGTGGCGCGATCGAGCGCCGCCGCCGGAGCCGTCCCGGCCATGATGGCGTCGAACAGATCGCCGAAGGCTTGCGCCTTGGCGGCATTTTCGGCTGCCGGCGAATAGTCGCCCTCCGCGCCCGGAGTGGCGGCCGGATCGACCGTGTTTTCTCCGGCTGCGGCCGAGCCCCAGCCGGACTGGCCGACGAAGCCGGCGTCGTCGTCGCGGACGCGCGACTGCTGGTCGCGCAGTTGTTGCTGTCGCTCCAGTTCGAGCTGGTACATGCTGCTCAGTCCCATTTCAATCCCCCTTCTCTGTATCCGATGACGCATCATGCGCCACCGGCGTTGCTTTGTCGGCTGCGGCAAGCTTGCCGTCCAGCCAGTCACGCAGGGCCTTTGACGCACCGCGGCGGATGTACTCGGCGCGCTGCGTCGCGCTGACCCTGGCGCTGATGGTGGCCACCTGGCCAGATGGCGCGATGGTCGGCTGGCGCCCCTGGCCGGGGCGATTGCCTGTGCGCTTGGCCATGCTATCGACCGTCATCGAAACGGTCGTTGTCCGCAATCTCGCGGAAAAGACTCGCGAGCACTTCGCGGCTTTGTGCCGCGACCCACCTTGGATCCTTCGCTTGCTCACGGGCAGCCTCTTCGGCTATCTCGTACCCTTCGCTGAGGACAGCGAAGGTTATAGCCGCTTCCGCTAGACCGCACGCGGCAGCGTATAGCGCGACCTGCTTCGGGTCGCGCGGAGAAGCATTAGCATTAAACAGAGCCGGTTTAGCCGGGACATAGCCGGCCAAAATTTCTCTGAGCATTTCAGAGCAAGCCTGATATTTGTCCATGTCCATTTCCATTCCCTCCTTGGTTGTTGTGTGTCGGCATCTGTATTGTACGACAATACAAAAGGAAGTCAACAAGAATTTTCGCTATGCATTTCGTCTTGACAATAGCCTGGCGGATCTCGTAATCTCGCGGGTGGTGGGCGAGTTGCGCCCAAAGACAGCCGGCCAGTGGTCGGCTTTTTTGCGTTTACGGAAATCAATGGAAGTACAGCGGGAAAAAACGGGACGATTCGGTGTTGGGAATCCAGGAAAGCCGAAAGGAGCCACGCGCAAGGTGACTCGCACCGCGCTTGAGGCTATTGCTCTCGCGGCAGACAAGCTTGGCGGCGCAGAGCGCCTTGTCGAGTGGGCGCAAGAAGACCCCGAGAACGAGCGTGCATTTTGGGTGCATATCTATCCCAAGCTTTTGCCGCTGCAGCTCACTGGCGCGGACGCGGGTCCGATCGAGTTTTCATGGTTGGAACACGCAGACAGGTCTTGATCCCCTACGCGCCGCGGCCGGCATTTGTGCCGTACCACAATGCGCGATCAAGGTACGCGCTGACCGTGGCGCATCGTAGGGCAGGCAAGACCGTTGCGAGGATCAACCAGCTGATTCGGTCGGCCGCGTGCTGCAAGCTCAAGAGCCCGCGGTACGGGTATCTAGCGCCCTACTACATACAGGCCAAGGACATCGCATGGTCGTATCTCAAGCACTACTCGGCGCCAATCCTGGCATGCGGCGGGAAGATCAACGAATCTGAGCTGTCGGTCGTTTTCGGCCACAACGGCGCGCAGATCAGGCTCTACGGCGCCGAAAACGCAGAGCGTCTGCGCGGCCTGTACTTCGACGGGCTTGCCGCAGACGAGGCGCAGGATATCGCGCCATCGGTGCTGACGCAGATCATCCTTCCGGCGCTTGCAGACCGGCAGGGGTGGCTAGACCTGAGCGGCACGCCAAAGGGATGGGGAAACTTGCTCGGGGCGACTTACAAGCGAGCGGTGGACGACCAGGAGTGGTTTGTGCAGGTGCTTAAGGCCAGCGACACCGGGATCATCCCGCAGGACGAGTTGGATCGGATGCGCAAGGCGATGCCAGAGAACGAATATCAGCAAGAGTTCGAGTGCTCGTTTGATGCGGCTATCACCGGCGCTTACTACGCGCAGGAATTGCGCAAAGCTGACGATGATGGCCGCGTGGCTTCGGTCCCGGTTGATCGGATGCTCAAAGTCCACACCGCGTGGGACTTGGGCATGGCCGACTCAACGGCGATCTGGTTCTGGCAGCAGACCGGTCGAGAGATCCGATTTGTCGACTACTACGAGTCCAACGGTTTCGGACTAGACCACTACGCCAGGGTGCTGCAGGAGCGTGGCTACCTGTATGGCACGCATTGGGCGCCACACGACATCCAGGTGCGAGAGATGGGCACCGGCAAGAGCCGGCTTGAGGTCGCCGAGGGCCTTGGTATTGCTTTCGAGATCGTGCCTCAGATCGGCATCAAGGATGGCATCGACGCGGCCCGGCTGATGGTGGATCGATGCTGGTTTGACCGTACTCGGTGCGCCACAGGCCTGGATGCGATCCGACAGTACCGGGAAAAGATCGACGACAAGCGAGCGATCAGCATGGGGCCGCTGCACGACTGGACCAGCCACGCAGCGGATTCGTTCCGCTACGCGTGCGTCGCGATTCAGGAAAAAACGATCACTGCGCGGCCGGCTTTCGCAGGCGGATATGCAGGCGGATGGATGGGTTAATGAGCACAACGCATATGCAGGATGGCCCGGCATCGCTGACGGTCGGGCCGTCGTCTGCTGTCCCGCCGCATATGCGCGGGCGAGTAATGGAGGTGTCAGCGGTGCACGTAGAACCAGAGTCGAGGCGCCATGGACACGCCACGGCGTTGCTGCGCATGGTGTGCGCAGATGCCGATCTGTCCGGGTTTGTGCTGCTTCTGTCGCCAGAACCTGAGGATGATGGGATGCCCATTGATGCGCTTGCAGCGTGGTATTCGCGGCTCGGGTTTGTGACGATCCAGGATGAGCCGATGCTGATGGCGCGCGCTCCCCGCCAGGCCTCGCGGGGGATGCATTGAGCATGGATGCAAACAAGGACGCGCCGGCTGACGGTTCTGACGATGACGCCATCTTGGCAGAGGTGCAGAAGCGATTTCAGCTTTGCGAGGACTCGGAGCAGCAGAACCGGGCCGACGCGCTCAGCGATCTGAAATTCCTGTCAGGAGATCAGTGGCCTGAGCAGGCTAGGCGCAATCGCACGGCAGACCGCCAGCCGTGCCTGACGATCAACAAGACGTTGGCGTTCCTGCACCAGATCACAAACGACCAGCGGCAGAACAGGCCGAGCATCAAGGTGCACCCGGTCGATGACGACGCGGACGTGGACACGGCCGAGGTCATGCAGGGCCTGATTCGGCATATCGAATATGCCAGCAACGCGGACGTGGCATATGACACCGCGGTGAACAGCGCTGCGGCGATCGGTTTCGGCTATTTCCGCATCGTCACTGACTATGCCGACGACGACAGTTTTGACCAGGACATAAGGTTCCAACGCATCCGCAACGCGTTCACTGTCTACCTAGACCCGCACAGCCAGGAGCCGGACGGCAGCGACGCCGAGTTCGCCATCATCTATGACGACGTGTCTCGTGCTGAATTCCAGCGGCTATACCCTGACGCGGACGCGTCAAGTATCAGCGAGTTCGGACCTGGATGCGGCGCATCTCCGTGGATCAGCGAAGACTCGGTGCGCATCGCGGAGTATTACCGTGTTGAGCACGAGTCCGCCACGCTGGTGCGACTGTCAAACGGCGAAAGCGGCTGGAAAGACCATCTGCTCGGGCTTCCGCCGGGCGTGTCCATCGTCAAAACGCGCCAGAGCAGCCGGCGAAAGGTGTGCTGGTACAAAGTCACGGCTACCGACGTGCTGGAGCGGAAAGACATCCCGTGCAAGTGGATTCCAGTTTTCCCGGTCTACGGTGAGGAAATAGACATCGATGGGCGCGTGATCCGCTCCGGGCTCGTCCGTCCAGCCAAAGACCCGGCGCAGATGTACAACTTTTGGATGACTGCGGCTACCGAAGAGGTTAGCCTGCGGCCAAAGGCGCCCTATATCGGCGCGGTCGGGCAGTTCGAGGGGCGCGAGAACGAGTGGGCGCAGGCCAACGTGCGCAGCATGCCGTACCTCGAATACGTGCCGAAGTCTGTAGGCGACCTCCCGCCCCCGCCGCCAAGCCGGCAACCGATGGCCGATGTGCCGGTCGGGGTGCTGCAGATGGCCATGCATGCCAGCGACGACATCAAGGCATGCACCGGCATCTTTGATGCATCCCTTGGCGCCCGTAGTAACGAAACCAGCGGGAGAGCAATCGTCGCGCGGCAGCGGCAGGGCGATGTCAGTAATTTCCACTTTGCTGACAACCTCAACCGCACCATACGGCACGCCGGTCGCTGCCTGATGCAGATGATCCCGCGCATTTACGACACAGAGCGCGTCGTCCGAATTATGGGCGAAGACCAGAGCCTGAGCCACGCACCGGTTAACAAGCCAATGGAGTCTCCCGAGGCCGACGAAAAAACGGGAACCATCAAGCGCGTGCTGAATGACCTGACGCTCGGCACCTACGACGTGACCGTTTCCGCTGGCCCGAGCTACAGCACGCTGCGCCAGGAAGCGGCCGACGCGATGATCCAATTCGGACAGTCGTGGCCGAAGCTGATGGACATTGCCGGCGACAAGGTGGTCCAGTCGATGGACTGGCCCGGCGCCGAAGAGATTGCCGAGCGCATCGCGCGCACAATCCCGCCCGAGATTCGAGACGACCCGGAAGATGGACAGCAGCAACAGCCGCTGCCGCCGCAGGTACAGCAGTTCATACAGCAGGCACAGGCGCATATCCAGCAGCTCGAACATGCGCTGCAGGAGTCGCAGAGCGGCATCGACAAAGAGCGCGTCAAGGCGCAGTCCGCAGAAAACGTCGCGCGCATCAATGCCGAAAGCCGGCAAGACGTGGAAGAAATCAAAGGCTGGATTGCGATGCTGGTGCAGCACATGCAACCGCCGCCAATGCTCGACGCAGCCGTCGCTTCAGACCAAGGCCCTCAAGACGAGGGCCTTTCTGTTTCTGGATCACCGAATACCGCACCGACGCCAGGCCCGGCGCCAGAACAAGCGCAGACTGGCCAGAAATGACTCGTGGAGCACTCCATGCCTGACGCAACAGAGCAGCAGCCAGTAATCACGCCCCCGGACGGCGCCGAAGCAAGCCCGGAAACCATTGCCGAAGATCCCGCATTCGACCCCTCCGAAGGGCATGAGGAGCCGGTCCAGGAAGAGAAGCCGAAGCCCAGGCGAAGCGCGCAGGAGCGCATCGACGAGATTACGCGCGCGCGTCACGACGCGGAGCGCGAGGCTGAATTCTGGCGTCAGAAAGCGCTCGCCAAGCCTGAGCCGCCAGCGAACAAGCCGTCCGCTGACCAGTACAAGGACTATGGCGAGTATGTCGAGGCCCTTGCGGACTGGAAGGCGGATCAGCGAGTCAACGCGGCGCTAGCAAAGCGCGACGCGGAGCGTGCCAGCGAGGCCGATGGCCGCGCGAAGACCGCTGGAACGCAGGCATGGAACGAACGGCAGGCCGCCGCCCGCGAAACGATCAAGGACTATGACGATGTTATCGGCAAGTCATCGATCGAAGTCGCGCCGCACGTGATTCAGGCCCTGCTCGACAGCGAGCGAGGCCCCGAGGTGGCGTATCACCTCGCGAAGAACCCCGAACAAGCAGCACGGCTAAACGGGCTTTCGCCGCTATCAGCGGCGCGTGAAATTGGGCGTCTCGAAGCGTCCGTTTCGGGGTCGCCATCGCCAGTTGTCAAGCCCGTCAGCAACGCCCCGGAGCCGATTACGCCAATCCGTGGGGGAGTTACCAATTCCGCCGATCCAGCAGACATGAGCATGGCGCAGTACAGGGCCATGCGCGCCAAACAGGGCGCCCGTTGGGCTCGGTAATCAACTCGCATTTACAAGGAAATTTTGAAAAATGAGCAATACGCTTATCACCTGTAGCATCGTCGCCAAGGAAGCATTGGCGATCCTCGAAAACATGCTGTCGTTTTCCGGCATGGTCAATCGTGACTGGCAGGACGAGTTCACGGGCAACCAGTCGCGCGGCTATTCGCCGGGCCAAACGATCAACATCAAGCGCCCGCCGCGCTACACGTATCGTGCCGGCCGTGTTGCCGCCCCGCAATCGACCGTCGAAACGACCGTTCCGCTGACGCTCTCCCAGGGCGGATGCGATCTGAATTTCACTTCGCTGGAGCGCACCGTCAGCATTCAGCAAATGGAGAGTAAGCTGCAAGCTGCCGTTGCCGCTGTGTGCAACGAGATCGACCGGCAAGGGCTGCAGCTCGCGCATTATTCGACCTATAACTGCGTCGGCCCCCCCGGCACGCTGCCGACAACGCAGGCTCTGGCCATGGCCGCCATTACCGGCGCCAATCAGCGTCTTGACGAAATGGGCGCTCCCCGCGACAAGCAGCGCGGACTGGTCATGAACCCGGCTCTAAACGGCGCTATCGTCCAGGGCTTCGCTGGCATGTTCAACAGTCAGGACAGGCTATCAAAGCAGTTCGGTTCTGGCATGGTGGTTGACTCGCTCGGCTTGACCTACGCGATGGACCAGAACGTCGACGTTCACACCAACGGCGCTCAAGCCGTCACAGGTACGGCGTGCTCTGCCGGACTTTCTGGCGCTTCGATTGCCTGCGGCGCACTGGCAAACCCGATCACGCGCGGCACCATCGTGCAGTTCCCAGGCGTCTATGCGGTTAATCCGCAGTCGCGGGTATCGACCGGCGTGCTGGCGCAGTTCGTCATTACGGCCGACCTGGCAGGCGGCGCTACAGCGCTTCCGATCAGCCCCGCTCTGACTCCTACTGGCGCTTTCCAGAACGTCAGCAACGCCACCACGGCGGCGAACTTCACCATTTTCGGCACAGCCTCGGGCGCATACTCGACCAACGTCGCGTTCCATAAGGACGCATTTACGCTGGCCATGGTGCCGATGTGGTCGCCACCTGGCGGCAAGGGCGTCATCGATGTCAAGCAGGTGTCGGACCAGGGGCTGACGGTCAAGGTAACCGAGTTCTACGACGGAGTGAACGACAACAGCATCATGCGCCTGGACGTGCTTTTCGGGTGGGCTGCGACCTATCCCGAGCTGTCCGTCAAGTACGCGACCTGATTCGCATTTCTGATCATCAAGGAGCTACAACATGATTTTGCTTGCCAAAAGTTACGCCGGTTACGCGGCCGGAACCATCGTCCAACTGTCGACGCAGGAAGAGGCGGCGCTGATTGCGCAAGGGCTTGCGTCCACTTCTGCTGGACCAGTCACGGCGGGAGCTGTGACGACATCGAAGACGCAAGGACGTGCCGGCATCGCTGCGGCAGGTACGTCGGTGGTCGTTAGCAACCCGGCTTTTACGGCAGAGTCGCGGTTCGCCGCGTACCTGTCAAACTCCAGTGCGGATGCGACGGCTCTGTATATAACCCGCATCGTCCCCGCTGCCGGGCAGGTGACTTTCGTCGTCAACGCCGCTGCAACGGCCGCAGTGGCGAT